CGCATCGTCGTCTCAATAGGTTTCATGGAGTTTCCTTCCGATTGCTTCCACTACTGGAATCGTTATTGTGCGTCCGCAACGCTCATACCTCACCATGTCCGAAACCAATGTCCCGTCTTCGTAATACTTGGTGAAGTTATCTGGCAACCCTTGTAGTCGTTCGCACTCCAAAGGTGTGAGTTTGCGTAACTGGTAAGAGGTCTCGGTTTCATTTGGGCGCACATAAGGAACATTGTTTCCGCCAGTCCCCATCTGCGCCGTAAGAGTTGGAACGATGCCGTTGTCGTAGACTCGCATCGCCTCGTCTCGGCGTGATTCGGTTTCAACCACATACTGTCTTGCGTTACCGCCTTTGTAATAGTGGGCATCTAAGGTTGGAGAAATGTTGGAGAAAAACCCCTGCCTTCTTCCTGATTCTTGCGGGTGCGTTTCATCATTCTCTCCACCTGTGATTCCGATAGGAAATACTTTTGGTCGGGGTTTTCCTCTAAGATTTGCGATAACGAAAATCCTTTCCCTGTGTTGCGGGACTCCGAAGTTTTGGCTGTCAAGCAACTCCCATTGACAGTCATACCCCAACCCATCCAAGACGGAAAGGATGATTCCAAAGGTTCTCCCTCCATCGTGATTGAGAAGTCCTTTGACATTCTCAAAGAGAATGTATGGTATTGCTCGTTCGTGAGCAAGTCTAAACATCTCAAAAGCGAGAGTGCCTCGGGTGTCCTCCAGTGAAAACCCTGTCCTTCGTCCAGCGACGCTAAAAGTAGCGCAAGGAAATCCTCCCACGATAAGGTCTGCGTCTGGTAGTTCTCCGCTGGGAATAGTTGTAATGTCTCTCCCATCTGGCTTGTCTCCGAACTGTCGTTCATAGATTCTCCTCGCTTTCAAGTTCCATTCATTTGCCCAAACACATTCGTGTCCAGTATTTTCCAGACCGAGACGAAACGCTCCGATTCCTGCAAACAGTTCTATGAATCTCAAGCCCGTGCCCTCGGTTTTGGGTGCTAATCCACCGTTATGTGATGTGGCGGGTTGCTTAGATTCTCGTTCTCCCATGTTTTGTTCCCTTCCATCACCCGCTCAATGAACTCTTCCTGCCGTGCCAGTTCGGTTTTGAGGAGGAACAGTTGTTGATTCAACCGTTCGTTCTGCTGAAGACAAACGGCGAGCCGTTCGCATACCTCGGCGTAGCGTAGTTCTAGTTCGTTGATTGACATTACCGTACACAATACAGCACGGTCAAGTTCGGGTCGTGGATGGTGCTCTACCACCATAAAGTTTCATAGCGTTTGACAGCCGACTTATCCAAATGCAACTCGTAATCAGCCTCTTTGTAGCCGAGTTTGGCACAATAGTTCTCCCACCAGTCCCACCTCCACCGATTGAACAACGCATGAGGCACCACCTTGCGGTCAGTCCACTCTTTCGGGATACCCCCAGCCTCCAACAATGGTCTAGGCGTCGGTCCGAGAGTCACGATGATGTGCGTAGTCACCACAGGAACCTGCGGTGCCATCTCAGCACAGATGCTCAACTGCTCCCAAGGGCAACCAAACGCATCAAGGTCAATGAGGTCAAACGAAGCCAAGTCAAGCCCCCTCATCACCTTGCGATTGTCGCCCATAATGACCGCAGGGTTCGTGTACTTTGCCTTGTCAATCCCGAGGGTCGTGATGTGAATGTCTGGGCAGACCCGTCGCATCGCCGACCACACGACCTCTTGCCCCGCAAAAGCGTCAAGGACGCTGACAGTATCCTTCCCGATTCGCTCCAGAGCCGCCTTACGAACCCTCAGTTTCGTTGAAAGGTGCGAGTTGGGGGTAAGTACCTGTCGCCTCACAGAAACGCTCCTAATGCGTGGCTGAGGCGATTTCTACCCCGTCCACCATTGCCAACGCCGTAGCAATCTTCTCCGTCACCACACCCTGCATCGTGATAGGTGCCTTGACCAGCCAATACGAGTTGTGGAAAGGCTCTAGATTCCGCTTCCGTTTCTCGTTCGGTTCGTCAATCACATCCCCGATGAGCCGTTGCAAATCCATCGCATCAAAACCAGTACCACCGAGGTCGCCATCCGCCAATACCTTCTTCAACAGGTTGCCAAGTTCGTCGGTGTCGTAGGTGGCGAGGTCTGACGAGCGATTGTCGGCGAGGAGAATCTTGCGAGCCTGCTTGTCATCACAGTCCACGAACAGCACGGGCACCGTTTCCATCCCCATCCGTTTCGCCGCCTGCCAGCGATGGTTACCAGCCAAGATTCTGTTCGTACTTGACTGCACGACAAGAGCACCAAAGAATCCGTTGGCTCTGATGGATGCCATGATTTTTTCGGTGTCACCCTTGCGTGCGTTTTCGGGGTGAGATTTCAGTTCGTTTATCGGTACATGATGCAGAATGTTTTGTTGCATGATTCCTCCTCAGTCTCCACGGCTCTTACTACCGCACTCTAAACGGCGGAAAGGAGGACGCTCGTTGAGTGGACGATTTATTACCGTCAACCGTGGAGACCACTAGCACTCTAACAGCATCCCGTAAGCGGCGTAAGCGGCACTCAAATCGTCGTGTGTTGAGGTCAAAATACCCGACCGAACTACACCCCACTCATACCCGTGCCAAGTATGTTCCGACTCTCGTTGCCAAATGCAATGGGTTCCGTTGGTTTCAATCACGGTCCACATAATCGCATCAGCCGAAGTTGCCTGAATACTCGGGTCGCTTTCGTGTGATTGCACGAACGGGCGTTCCAAAACCACCGTTGTTCGGCGACGACCACGACGCTCAGCGGCAGTCAACCCACCCCAAATGCCGTCCAAGTTTTTTCCGTCTTCCAAACACTCGTCCGTCACGGGACAGACAGCACACAACGCTTTGGCAGTTGTCTCCCGTTCCATCTTCTCGGCGTATGTTTCGCCGTCATGGTCAAAAAATAACGATGCTGGTTTCCCTTTGCACGCCGCCGAATCTCTCCAAGACATGACGGCAAGCCTACGCATCTTGACCCCAACAGTGGTGGATGGTTACTTCTGTGGGAACAGGGTTGCGCCACGATGCGACGCCCTGCTTACCGCTTGACGCTTCACCATGTCGCCGAACGATTCGTTGAACAGGGGGTTGGGGCGGGGTATTGCCGTCTTTCTGACAATCTTCCCGCCCTCCACCTTGATGTATGTCCACTCGGGAACCTCGTGAATGGTGACCAATCGCATGTCGGCACATGCCACCGCCTCTTCAAGTAGTGGGCGGGTTGAGGCAAATACCAACGACTCGCCCTCGGTCACCCCGAAATAGAGCGGTGAACCCTCAAGCCGTGCGAGGTGCAGTGTGTCGGGGCTGTCGGTATTGAGCCATGCGATAGCCGCCCGACCCTTGAGCCGTTGAAGCCGTGATACTGGTTCTTTGGCGGTGTCAATGAGGTGGAAGATTGCCTCCGAATCAACATCGGCGATTCGCTCCCACTGCTCCACAGCGAATAGGTGGTCATCGTTGGTGATGACACCGTTGTGGACGCCCACCGTGTCGCCGACAACGATTGGGTGATTGTTGTCGTTGTCTGCTGGGTCACCCTTGGTTGCCCAACGGGTGTGCAGAATGGCGGTTCGTGAATAGCGAGGCATGAGTTCGTGGAGCGAGTCAACGAAGTCGTGAGCGGGAATGTCCAGTTTGGCGAACATCACGCTCTTGCCACCCTCGGTATCCGATTCCGACCAAGCGGCACCAGTCGCATCCTCGCCACGCTCCTGAATGGAGAGCAACAGGTGTTTAGCCAGTTGCCTACAGTTGATTCGGCGATGGTCACGCTTGCTGATACTGAATCCTGCGATACCACACATTAGAACTCCTCCCTTTCTTCTGTTGTTTCTGGAACCGTTACCGCTGGTCGGCGAAGGTTGGGAACCAGCACGCCTTGGCGGTGTACGAAATACTTTTTGAGATTGGCTGGTGCCTGCGTTTTGGCAACGAGGATGTCCAAGAATCGTTCCGTTCGTTCAACGGTGTTGCCAACTGGAACCTGCTCTTCGGTGGCGAAACCGCCAACGAAAGCGAGGAGCAAAGTCACCCAGTTGCGAACCTTGGTCGCATTGAGCGTACCTTGGTGAAGTCGGAACTCAAAGGTGCCAATCTTCGGGAACGGCAAAACATTCAACGAACGGTACTTGTTGGTGTGGGTCTCAAATGTGCGAGCGTGACCAACATTCAGTTCAAGGAGGGTGGCTACTTGGTCAACTTCTCGCTGTTGCATCTGGGCGCAGAAGTGATTGCCGATTCTGCTTTGAGCAACGAAAGTGTGTACGACCGTTGTGGCGTTGTACCAGTGGCGAACAATCTTGGCTCGTTGTGCTGGAGCCAAATCTTTGACGCCGACATGGATGTGAAGACCGCAGTTGGTGTTGACCTTGCCTGCGTACATCTCACCTTGGTACTCGGTTGGCAGTCTGAGAGCCTTGAGCACGGTGGCAAGTTCGTCAAATCGTTCCGTGGTGAGGATTGGACCGACGACCTCCCCGCCGAACTCTTGCTGACCTCGGTATTGAGTCACCGAGGCGTCACGCTCAATGCGCCATTGGCGATACTTGTCATAAACATTTTCACCACACACTTCGCATCGTTCACCGTGGTAGCCCATCGTGTGAATGTGGGGCACGCCCATGTATTGCGGAACCATCACGCCAGTTTCGTGAAGTGCCAACGCTATGTCTCGTGCCGCTTGAAACTTGTACTTGCCAGTGAACTCAATCTCTACGCCGAATGTTCGCTGATTCAACGGGAGGATGGTGTTTTCAATGAGGGTGGCACGACCTTCCACTATCGGCGTCGTGGCTCGGTTGTGGCGACGCTGAGCGGCGAAGCGTCCAGCGGCGGCACGGTTCGGGTCAACGCCTCGGACGATACCGATTCGGCGAGCGTGACGATTAGCGGCGGCTCGTGCAACCGACTCGCCCGTCATGTTGAGACGGTCGGCGATTTGCGCCCAAGTTCCTCCGTATTGGCGTAACTCGTAGGCTTGCTGGTCGGCGTGCTGAGTCTGTGGGGTTCTTCTAGGCATCTATCCCTCCTGTCACGAATACATCGTACCCCACTGGTGCCCCAAATGTAAGGGTGTGGTATTTACTTTTTGTAAAAGTTTTCAGAACTGCTCCCCATGCCCAGTGCGGACAACAGGGAACGCATCATCCAAAAACAGGATTTTGCCTTGCGATGCCAACCTGCGAACAGTTCGTGGCGCAATCTTGTAGTACAGACTCAACGACCACGCTCGGGCATCATCCTCAACATCATCCACCAACCTGCTCGGGTGACTGAACTGGTAGGCGTGACGGAACTCGTGCAACAGCGTCGTGATTGACGGGTACTTCATGTGGATGGTATTGGTCAGAGCCTCATAACATCCTTGCCCCGCCCACGAAGTTTTTTTGAGTTTCGGTTGAGTCATTCGGTAGATGACCGATACCTCGGCAAGCCATAGACGGGATTTTTCCCACTGCCCGTCAACCCCCACGGAAGTCCAACCACGGATAAGGCGACGGGTCGCATCCAAAGTTTTGCGATGCTGGTTACGAAATCGGCGATGGTAGTTCATTAGTCCATCCTTGCGTAAGCATCAGCGTTGATGCCGTATTTTCTGAGCACTTCAACCACCGCTACAGCGTGGGCGTGCTTACGCTCCATGCTCTGTCCGTAGTCACCAATCCAAATCGTCCAGCCACCTTGGTAGCCGTCCAATCGTCCGATGCCTTGAGCCTTGAGCCAAGTGACAAACTTGCCACGAGCAGGTTTGATGTTGACCCAAGCGAACCCGCAGACTCCGCCCTCTACGAACCACTCTTTACCGCCTTTGATTGGAGTATCGGTGAGTCCGTGAGCCTCGTAGACCACCATCGGCGTTGGTTGGTGAGCCGTTGCCGCTTGAACGCCCGCTCGTTGAGCCTCGTCCCAGATTGCTTGATAGTCGGTTTTTGTCAATGTTTTCAAGGTGCCTCCTTTGGTCACGACTCAATCGTAACCCATCAGTGCCCCTGAGTCAAGTATTTACCTTTACAAAAAGTACAAGTTTTCGGTCGCATCTGGCTTGACCTTGGGACATCACAGGGGCGGAAATCCTCGCCCGATAATCCTCAATCGGTTGTTTGATACCTGACATTGGCGTTGAGCGACCTCAGTGCGTCAATGGATGTGCGTAGGAACATCAACGATTCACGAGCCGACTTGACCAACGACTCGGCAACCTTGTACTCCCTGAAGGCTTCACTGCATGTGACATCGGCAGACGCCTCCCTATCCCGAATGGTGCCACCAGTTTCCAAGTAGACGCCAGCCCACTGTTTCTTGAAACTTGATTCCTTCTCTGCGGCGTTCACCGCCAACTCCTCAAAGGTTTCCGTGCGAGCCTCTAGCAACTGAACCAGTCGCATCATCTCTTGTTCAACATCAACCTGATTTATCGGTTGTGTTCTCACGCCTCATCCTCTTGCGGATGTTTCCGCAGGTCGGCGAACAATGCTTGGTCTGTCACCCCACACCAATCAGCAATCTGACGGTACGGGACACGCCGATTCCGCAACTTGCGAACAATGCTCCGACGCTGTTGACCCAATCGCACCACCGAGTTCTGGTGCTCCCTCATCATCTGTGTCAACAACTTGACCTTCTTCAAGTCGTCCTCTACTGCGTCAGTGTCCAGATTCTCAATCAACACTTCTCCCATTTCTTGCACGGCTACCTCCTAAGTGCGGTAAATCTACCACTCTTCATAAAGGTCTTGGGTTGGGTACCCGACGACCATAATCGTAAAAAAGTCCATCTTGGCTCTCTGGGGAGCGTGAAACTCCAACGACTCAACATGCTCACCCGTATCATCCACAAACAATCCTCCGTCCACCATCCCGTCAATCGCCGCTTTCACGGCAGGCATACAAGCACCAGTGTCCTGCAACCGACCCTTCATTTCCAAAAACACCGAAACCCGAGCCTGCGTCAAAGTGACACATCCATACTCTCTGGTCGCATCA